AGCAAATCCAGAATTAGGAAAATACCTGACCCCTCAAGCAATTGAAGCTTTTGGTCTCAATCCCGCGGATTTTGCCAAGATCTTCGACGGGACTGTGACAGCCGACAATTTCTACGATGAAGGTGAAGCCAAAAGATTTAACGCGATTAACACCATGCTTGGAGTTGGCGGTCCAGGCAGAGTCGCGGGAAATGCTCCAGGGGCAGGGGCGACCTTTGACACTGAAGGCTACCTCAAAGGAGTGATCGGTAAAGGATCGGCGGCGAATGAAACTGCCAACGCGGCAGCAAGGGCTAGGATTAAAGAGATTAGAGATATTGCAGCGGCGAGAAGGGCTCAGGCTCTTGAAAGAATAAAACAGGCTGACTACGAAGGATTTAAGAAGAATAAACAAAACGCCATTGTCGGTAAATACTCGAGAGAGGGTGGGGATTTAAATCAATTGATGGGTGTCGATGTAAACCAATTCTTTAAGGGTCTACCCACCGAAGGTCTTACCGACGAAGACTTTATAGATTTAATGCAATCAAACGACCTGAACACCTCATTCGAGGAGCTCATGGATCCTACCAGAATGAGCTCCGGACGATTTGCGGAAGGCTACAATCCAGCCAATTTTACCTTTGATGATGCTGGTTATGAGGAGGCCTTAAGAAAGCTTATGCCACCTCAAGCCCCTACTCCCGAAGGCGCACCTCCCCCGGAGGACTTGGGTCAATTGCCAATCCTCGATAAGTCAAGATATGTAGGCGGGATATTAAGTGATTTGAGAGATCAGACTGTACAAGCACCAACAAACCTCTACAAAGAAGGTAGAAAGTTTATGGGGCAAACTAAACCGCTTAAAATAGGGGGACGACGATAATGTTACCAGCCGTCATAGCTGTAGCTGGGATTGCGGCCGTAGGCGGCTTGGTCAATCTTTATAATGCTGAGAAAGCTCGAGGGGCTGACAGAGCAAGGCTTAAAGAGATTCGGTCTCTTTTCGAAAAGATTAAGCCACCTGATTATGATGTGTCAATTGACGCTCCCCCGCAATACCATGAACAGGCCCTTAAACAGCCTAAATACTCTGATCCACAGCAAGCGCCACAGTTTGACACGTCTAGGCTCAGTCCCGAGGACTTGAAGCTTGTCGGGAAGTATACCCCCCAGCTAGCCCCTTATATTGCCGAGTCAAACCCTGAACTGATCAAGCAATCAGGCGAGGCGATGCAAGGTCGTGCTGCACAGAAAAATGCTCTGCAAAAATACATGCAGATGGGGGAGACCGGTGATGATGCGATATCTGCTCAAGAAAGTGCTATGGCTCAAAGGCGGGCCGGAGCTGATGCTAAGAGCCGTTTGGATGCTCTACAACAATCTTATGCTCGTCGCGGTCAAGGCGGAGCTGGTTTGCAGATGGCAAGTCAGCTTGCAGCCTCCCAAGGATCCAGTGACATGCAGGCCCAAGCCCAAATGCAAGCCGCGGCTGACGCACAACGTCGTCGACTTGGCGCGTTGGCGAGCGGAGCGCAGTTAGGCGGCCAAATCTACAATCAAGAGATGGATCTCGCGCAGGATAACGCTGGAATCATCAATAACTTTAACCAACGTATGGCCAGCGCAAGACAGAATTTTGAGAACCGCCGCGCCGAAGACATGAACGCTGCAAACCGCTACAATCTTGGCGTGGAACAAGATTTGTCCAACCGCAATATCAGCGCAAGGAATGACGCGGCTGAGAAGAACCTACGAAGGTCCGACACACTCACCCAGTACGGGGCAGACTTTAGGACTCGCGAGAGAAACCGTATGGATGATATCGAACGCGAGCGGTATGGCAATGAGCGGTCCGAGCGAGATTACCGCAATAAGCTCGCTGAATCCAAGGCAAACTGGGCGGCTTCAAACCGTGCGAATTCGAACAGGATAAAATCTAACCAATTTAGTGATCAGTTTGACTGGGCAAAAGGCATGTCTGGAGCTCTTAACGAAGGACGGTCTGGGGCACGTCAAGCAGATGTTGACCGAGCCGCGGCTGTCCAAGGGTTTGCAAACGCTGGAATGTCTGGGGTAGGCGCTTGGGGAGATTATCAGGATTATAATGACGCCCAAGTCGCTCAGGATGATCGCGCTCAAATGTCCAAAACGGGGAACTGGATGAGCGATGCTGATCGCAAGCAAAGGAGAAAACAATATGGCTATTAACGCCGATCCTTTTGACATGGACGAAAGAGTTAAAAACTACCTCATGAAAAAAGGCGAGCGTGGTTTTGAAGACCCCCAATACATGTATGGCAAAGGGGCTATTGAGACTGCCGGTCTCCAGGGTATAGCCGGGGGAATGGCGCAGATGGGGACTGTGCATGGGAAAACCCCGAGTGTTCAACCCTACGTCGACTCTTCTAGTAAGGCCCTGGGCGGGCTTCAGGCTTTAGCGAAAGAGCCTTTGATTGATCCTCAAGTCATGGAATACATCAAGTCTAGGAGCAAGCAGCCACTAACCAGCAAAGCTCCAGCTACAGGGAAACTTTTACCGCAAAAAAACGCTAAGGGAAATTACCTGAAACAAGAGTCAACAGGTGAAGTCGTGGATAGCGGGATTCAGGGCTATGAGGCTCCAAGGCCTGAGAAGGATCCAAAGTCCGAAGGGTATAATCTCCCTATCGATAAAAAGAAAACCGTTGAAAAACTAGCATCTGATATTGCAGCTTATAAATCATCAAGGGGTTTGTTAGAAGGCGGTATTCAGCAATATAATGCTGCATTATCGGCTTATAAAAAATCTGGTAGGAAAGAAGATTCTGATGCGGTTGTTAGAAACGGACAGGCATTGTTGAAAGTTTTAAACTCGCCTTTAGGATCCGATGCCGTTGGCGCTGAAGAGGTCGCTAGGATCGGTAACGCTCTTAAGTATCAATTTGCTAACATTACCAATCCAGGGGCATTTTGGGGTTTTGACTTTAACGGTTTCCAAAGACAATTAAACAGCGCGAGAGACAAAGTTAAATACGCTGAGGATTCACTTCAAAAACAAATAGACACGACCATGGGAAGAGCTCCTCAAAAACAACAATTAAGCCCAGAAGAACAAGCTGAATTAGAAGAATTAAAGAAACTTGAGGAAGCGGAAAAGGGCAACAAATGAGCGACGATTTTGAAGAACTGCAAAGACTTCGCGCTAAATACAAGCCTCCCCAAGACGAGGATGATTACGCAAAACTTGCGCGCCTTCGCGAAAAGTATAAAAAGCCCGAATCAAATGATGATATAGGGGAGTATAGCGCAAGGGCTTATAGCACTCTTTTAAGCCCAGTCGCAGGGGTGATTGATACCGTAGATTCCTATATCGGAGCCCCACTTCGCGCCGCGGGGAAAGCTTTCCAAGAAGATCAAAGCCTGCATGATGTTGCTATGGCGGCGGTAAACCAGTTTGGGGAAGACACGTCGAAAGCCCCAACCACTGGAGAGTTGTTCGCAAAGGCCGGTGTTCCAAGTGAAAATAACATCAATTTCCCTACGGTTAAAAACCCCTTCTCCCCTACCGCAAGATTTGAGAATAAACCTACCAGTGTGGCCAATTTAGCTGGGGGTGTCACCGGGGCAATCTTAGACCCACTTAATTATGTTCCAGGGGCAAAAATAGCAAGCTACCTCAAGGGTAAAGCTGGTAAAGTTGGCCGAAAAACCGCGCAAACGTTAGCACATACATACACCTCAGTGAGACCCGAGGACTTTAACTATTACCTAGACAATCACGCTCGATTAAAAGGCATGAAGTCTGAAGGAACCGAGGGAATTCGTCACGATATTTTGGGTGACGTTAAAGCCGTTGACGACGAGTTAGTCAATACTGACAAAGCTATCGTGGATGAAAAGTTAAAATTAAAAAATCAAGCTGAAGAATACAAAACGTCCTTAGATCCAAAGAATTTGATTGAACCGAATGACGTTGACTCTTTCCATGCTGCACTAGAAAACGATAAGTTTATCCAAGGTAAATTAAGCAGTGCAGCGGATGCTGAATTGGGGAAAGTGCCCATTACTGCACCTAAAGAAACTTTACTAGATATTATTGACAGTGAAATGCAAAATTTTCCAGGTAGGTCTCCAGCCGAGCAATCGGAGCGAAACACCCTCCAATTTATAAGAGATGCTTTAAAAGATAAATATACTGACTATTTAGACGGTGCGCAATTAAGAGACTGGATGCGAGTGATCCGTGAACAAACGGACTATAGCAGGAACAAGGGTGAATACACCGGAAGATTAGATCGAAGCTTACAAGCGATAACCGGAAAGGTTAGCAATAGTCTTAAAAATACTGTCCCAGAATATAAAAACATTATGGATGAAATGTCTGGAAGAATTAAGGCTACTGAACAGATTCAACCTGAATTTACCGGACAAGACCAAACTAAGGGGCTTCGCACTTTAAGGCAAACGCAAAGCAAAGATCCTGGACAGCGCGAAATTATTATGAAAAAGCTGCAGGATTATGCTGCAAATAACAAATACCCGGAACTAGGAGAATATGTCAAAAAGCTAGATCATGCTCGTAAAATGCGCGAAGAACTGGAATTACAAGGATTCGATGCCCCCTTTGATAGAACTAAGCAGAATATTTCTGACTTAGAGCTACAGAAATCAGCTAGTGCTGAGAAGGCCGATAGCATAAGAGCGTTCACCCCCACGGGGACAGAAAATATCATTAACAACCTAGGCATGTTTCACGGCGGTAAAGACTTTTCCGAAGAACAATTGAAAAACCTAGAAAAATTGTATCCAGACAGAAACTACCGTCAAAGAATTAGGGATGAAGGTGTTCTTGGGTCATTCAACAAAGAAAGAACTACAGGAGCAAGAGCAGCTTTGACTTTGGGCGGTTTGGGAACTGCAATTGGAGCAGCAACAACCGGCGATCCTCAGGTAGCGGCTATGATTGGCGGCCTTGGCGGGACAGTCGGGGCTGGAATCGATAAATTTGGTGGGAAGGTCGCTCGCGCTGGAATTGACGCGGGTATGGGAATCGGTGAAACTTATAAAGCGATTGCTAACAAGCTGAAAAATCCATCTCCACGCATGGCCCCCTTCGTCAAAACTCTCCAGCAAGGAATGAGGCAGGGGCCCAAAGGACTCATATTATCCCATCACCTTTTGTGGAATAATGATCCCGAATATCGACAAGCATTTAGCGAGGACCAACAATAATGGCAAAGAGTTTTACACTGCTTGAGACACAAAGCGCAGCATCGAACCTCAACTCGGGTGTGCTAGACCTCGTAGACCTCACCACTGGAAGCTTTTATATCGCTTTCACGGGGGCTAACGTGGTCGGAGTATTAAACCTCCAGGGGTCGGTCGATGGGACTTCCTTCTTTAACTACCCCTCGGCAACGCAAAACGTGACAGCCAGCACGGGACATATTTACGACCTGAACCCCACTGGGGTCAGGTATTTCCGTATAGCTTGGACCTACACCTCGGGCACTGGAAATATCACGGTGCTATGTTTCACCAAAAATAACGTGGTGAGTGGAGCATGACCTACATTGTAGTTCCTCCCTCGGGAGGCGCGGGGGTTATCACCCCTGACAGTATCACCCCGATCACGGACGGTAGCTTCCCGAGCGTGGGTCAGCTATTCGAAGTGGTCTACTCCGACAACCCAGCCCTCAGCAATACCGACGTAGGGGCCACTGGAACATGGGGCTTTGCGGCCACAATCAATCTCGATGCTGGAAGGTGGGAACTACAAGGTGTCGCTCAGCTAGCCGAAGCGGGGGCTGTTTTGACCGATTCTATAGCGGCTTCCATTTCTGACTCGCAAACCGGTGCCACGATCCAGCCCTTTGAATTCCAGCAATCAAGCCCGTTCTTCGTCGGCCAATCTATATATTTATTGACGCCAATCGTTAGAATTAGTATTACAGCCAATACTAACTATTATCTAAATACTCGTTTTAACTATAGTTCAGGAGCGCCTGAACATGCAGGTGCCATATGGGCGAAGAGATACAGTTAACCTACCAAGCAGTGGGACGGGGCCTCGTCGCCGCTCCCACAGTAAATTTCCCATCTGAAATCACTTTTCCAGTGCAAGAAAAAACTGCGCAGGATATACATTTTTCCCCGACTTTTTCTCCTATTTTCCAGCCCCATATCCCCGCCCTCAACCCTGAGATTAAAATCGTGGTTGAGCCTACCCCACTTGAGATCAGTGTCCCCGAACAACCCGTCCAAGTCACCGTCGAGGCCCCCGTGGTCAATATCACCCATTCTTTTCCAGGGGGGGTGACTGCCGTGACTTTAATTTTGTTTGCGAATACCGCATTCTTTGCTATTCTGCTTTTCGCAATCAATTATTTTTTCTATGGAAATTAATGGCTTTCGTCACAGATAACTTTCAGTTAGTCGAACTGGCTAACAGTGCAAGCATGGCTTCGGACTTTCGCACAGAGAGTCAGGACATGCGCACGTTTGATATCATGTGCGTCCAAGCCATATGGACCGGGGCTAACAGTCTCGTCTTGAGTCCCGCCAAAGTGTGGATCGAAGGATCCTTAGACGGGCAAAATTGGTGCAACGTGTTCCCTGATGCTGTGGTCAAAAAAGCGGCGACCCTCAATGGGTGCTTTATGTATACTTTTGACGCCGTGGGCTGGATCTACCAAAGAATTTATTTCCAGCACAATGGATGTTCGACTGGCACTATTTCTATTTTGAGTTTTGCCAAAAGACGAAGGGCTAACAACCCATGACCGAAGCCGATTGCCTTATCCAAGGGAACTACATCACTGGAACCTTGAAGGTTTCGGGACTTACCATAGGCGGTCGGGTTTCGGTAGTCACAATCGACGATACGACATGGACCCCCCTCCCCTTGGTCCCCCTAGACCAACGCAACGCTTTAGGTATTCAAAACACTGCCGGGTTTGAGATTAAACTTCAATATGATGCGACCACAGTCGGTTATATTGGTGTAAAGATGGGCATTGAGGGTGAAAGATACTATGATATAACTGATGCTATTCCAATTTATGCAAAGGCGGCTCCAGGGTCGGGGTCTGTCCAAGTCGTTATCGAAGAAATAGCTTAAACTAGGGGGTTATTCATGGGTATCGTAGCAGGCGGTAAGACTCAAATTGCAGCAAACACTGGCTCGATCGCTAACGGCGACAACATTGCCAGTTACTTGGTCGACTCGGCTGGAACACTCCTCACTTCCCAAGCTGGGAAGCTGGATGTTTACCCCGTTACAACCTTCGCTGAAGATACAGCACATACAACGGCTGACCTTGGTGCATTCATGTTGGCTGTCAGAAATGACGCCGGAACATCTTTGGTCAGCGCTGACGGTGACTATAGCGGTCTCTCGGTCGACGCGACCGGTAAACTGTGGACCGCCGCTTCCTTGCCTACGACCCAAGATTTCACCCTAGCTGAAGATGCTGCAGCGGCTAGCGGCCAAATCCTAGCCATGATTGGTGCGGTAAGATCGGACGAAGCTGGAACTGCAGTCAGTGCTGACGGAGATGCCGCTTGGTTCCAACAAAACGCCGTTGGCGAACTTCGGGTTATCAACAAGTCTGAGACTGCTATTCTGCAGCAAATCATAACCGTTGGCACGACTGCAGTGCAGTTACCTGCAACATCTTTGGCTAACCGCAAATCTCTTATGGTGCAAATGCTTTCCGGTGGACAACTCTATGTCGGTAGCGCCACAGTGACTAACACTGGAGCGACCCGTGGAATTAAGCTAGGAAACGGTGGGTTTGTAAACTTTGACGTAGGCCCCTCTGTGGCAGTATACGGTATCGCTGATGCTGCCGGTAAGGATGTGGCCGTTTTAGAAATGAGTTAATGTGAAAGAATTTCCCAAAGTAACTAAAGAAGATTGTCTCGCTCTTGCGAATTTCGTGAACGCGCTTCGGGTAGCCAAACTGCCCGAGGCCGGTCTCGTTCAAATCATGGCATTTGCTGATGGTGTGCGGTGGCTTCAAGAGCTCGCACAAAGCATGGCTCAAGTCTACGCCAAGAGCCAAGAGCCTCCAAAAGAAGAGGGATTCACGGTAAAAGCAATACACCCTGGAGGCGGCGAGCCTTGAGTAACTCCGGCGGTGATTTAGACAACTCGTTTCAAATTCTTGGCGGGACCGATCAGACAATCATCGGTAACACCGCGGACCGACTTAAGGTATCAGCTCTTTCGGCTGGCGGCCCCATTACAACCTCTAAAAAATTTAGAGTGGACTTTAATAACGGAAATACCGCGGTAACTGGAGCTGCCTACACTACATTTTATAGTTATTCAGGTTCGGGCCTTTTTTGGGGTTTTAGAGTAAACACTGATCAAGACGGCGGGCAAATACAGCTTACAATCGACGGTGATATTATTTTTACCAATATAACCTCAAAAAATATAAGTGACTCCGGCGGCGCGAACGTTAACTTTGAGTATCTGTCTCGCGCTGGGGCAGGGACTTTTTACTTTTTCCCCAAATACCCCATCGATTACACGACCAGTGTCGTACTTGCTGCCAAACGGGATAACAACGGAAACTTGTCCGTTCAGCAGAGAATCATCTACATTACAAAGGAGACTTAATGTCGGTGATGCTAACTACATGGAGCGCGCTTAAAACGCTATCCTCTACCAAAAATATTGGAATGCAATATGTCGAGGAGGATAGGGTTTATAGAATTTTTATTCCTGATACAAGCCTGATTTTTAGCGCAGAAATAATTTTAGGAACCGATGACGCGACAGATTTTGAAACAAACTACAAAGCCAAATCTAACGCTCCATCTTCATCACTGCCAAGCCCCTTTGCAAGTAAGGTTTATGGGAGTAAAAAGCTTTTTGCGCGAAATACTGGGAAACAATTTACGGTAACAACTGGGGCAAACGACCTACTTTATACAGCGACATTCCCATGGGTGAAGTTTTCAGGACTAGAGTGTATTGGTGGAGAGGCTTTGGATTATGGGGAATTAAGAGTCTACGACAATGCTTCAGGAACCTACTCCGGTGTCGCCAATGCCTTGCTTAATCAATTTGGGTATACCCTTAATATAGGCCCAGGATTTTACAAAAGGGAAAGTCCATTTGATGCTGATTTATATGCCGGTATGGTTTTAAAAATAACCTACACTTCGATAAGCGATAAGACGATTGGCATAAACTACATCATGAATGAAGTGAAATAATGGATGTGATTTTCTGCAAAGGTCGCACCATAGCCAGCGATATCATCGCCAAAGTGGATGATACCGATGTATCTCACGTGGCGCTATGTAGCTCGTTTCGTGCTAACCAGAACATCGTCTTCCATAGTGTTTCTAGTGGTGTGAAAATCTCGTCGCGTAGTGCCTTTAAACGGAAATACGATATCAAAAGGATCTACCAGCTTGCTTCCACGCAGACCAATGAGGACGATATCATTTGGTCACTTTTGACAATGTATGAGGACAGGAAGTATGATTATCTAGCACTCGTTTATTTAGGCATTTTCCTGACCTTGAGAAAAGTAGGTCTTGAGTTACCTGCTAAAAATATTTGGAATAATAGAAACCATTTCATATGCACCGAATTTGTAACTTTAGGCATATTGGGCCATGCTGACAGCATGATGTCTCTTCGAACCCTAGAAAAACATATTGTGGAGAAAATGGCATATGAAAAGGTATACCTCTTCTAACCTCCTTTACCCCCCCTTTTTGAAGCTTATGGAAGCTGGGTTAGAGCGGTGTCGAAAAGCTGGGTTTGAGATGTATCCCTTTGAGACCTACCGAAGCATAGCCAGGCAGTTTAACTTGTATACTCAAGGGCGCACGACCCCCGGGGCTATCGTCACCTACTCGAAGCCTGGAGATTCATGGCACCACTACGGCGTGGCTATGGACATTGCACTCAAGAAGGACGGCAAGTGGAGTTGGGATTTTGACCCGAAGAAAATCTCGGAGTTTTTCCCGGAATTGAAATGGGGAGGGGTGAAGGATGGGCCACACTATAATCTAGCAAAACTCCCTCCACTTGAGACCGTGAAATCACTGGTCAATGAAGGGGGTATTTTGGGCTTTTGGTCATTCCTAGATCAAGGCTGATGCTGGGCTAGGAAACCGCTTACAAGGACGCTGAGGCCCGAATCTGCAGGCTTCCCGTGGCATACTTGCGCGAGGGTCCTGTAGAGTGTTTCAGGGACTAGGGGGAACTGGGATTTGAGCATGGCTTTAAACGTGGTCTTATGGGCCTCGTTATTCATGTCAAACCGCTCAGGTCCAGGAGGGGGTCGCGAGACACTGGGGTCCCTGGAAGCTAGGTTCCCGTCATCGTCGTCGTCGGGGACAATCCCGAGGATAGCCATAAGCGAATACCGGCGACCGTAGGTGATACAGGATCCTAGGGTCTGGGGCTTTTGATCGATGGGAAACATCGTAAGGGTCGATTCAATCCACTGACCACTGGTATGGATCAGCCGGGTATTGATCTTCGTCGCCTTATCTTCTCCAGGTTCGAAGGCCTGCACGACTGCCAGGCCATTGCGGGATATCGGTCCTTGCGCTGCCAACCACGCGCTCGCAAGGTCAGCATACTTAGACTTGAAATGGGGGTTTGTCGAATCTTTTGAAGCTGGGGACATTTCCCCTTGGGCCTTAGCCAATGCAGCGGCTAGTAGGTCAATACTCTCGGATGTTTTCATGGAATCCTCATGGTAAACTTAGGTCTAAAACCGGTTTCTATTTTGGCAATTTGTTTAATCTTTTCGTCGTCGATGTGATTTTTTAGATACTCTTTTTCCCATGCGTAATCGATTTTCATGCGAACAGCATCGGAATTCTCAATGTAATCTTCAGTAGTAGGGGGGCGAGTGGTGACGACCCTCGGGGGGTTTTTGACAAGCTTCACATGCCAATTGTGCCCTGCAGCCATTTCGGATTGTGCGCTTTGCATCGACTGAACTATAAAATTTTTCAAATGTTCATGGTTTTTTTGAAGCCTTTTCTTTCGTCCTTCTATTTCTACGAGCATGAAATCAAGGTGGGTCACCTCATGCTCTAGCTTGTCCAAGACGTATTTGATACTATCAACCTTATCCATTACATTTTCACCCAATTCGATATCGGCTTCCAAGGCTTCATCTGATACCTTTAGCGCCTGTAACATGTCACTGAAGTTCATGGTTTTCCCTTAATTGAGTACACAACCAATTGTGTGGGGCTTGTTTTTAACACACACGGAAAGGTTTTGCAACCCGTGAGATACGCCATAATATTCGCTTGTTTTTGTGCTCTTATCGGAGTCGCGGCCCCGCTTATCGTCGAACGTATTATTATTAAATTCCCCTATGACGATCATGTTCACAAAGAGATATTTAATGATTTAGCGGTTCTTAGGTATTCCGGTAAACTAAGAGAATTAACTCCTGATATCAGGTTAGAATGCGCGGCTCAGAGTCATGCCAATGATATCATGTTAAGAAGATCATGCACGACGATTGGTCAAGATGGCTCAACCCCAAGACTAAAGCTGGAAGGCTGTGGGCTTAACGACTTTCACGAAGTAGCGGCCCTGGTCATATGCAACCAAGAATGGGATATGGGCAAGATGCTTGATAAATTCCCTGATCACCAACAAATCCTCAAAATGCCGGAGTGGAAATATATTGGAATTGGGGTAAGAGAGACATACTATGTTATTTATTTAACGTATTAAAAAAGGATATTAAATGAACAAGCTACTGTTAACAATTATGTTACTGATTTCGACTCGAGCATTCGGCCAAGGAACCCCAGCCTATCCTATCCCCGCGACTCCAGAATCAGCCGGTAAGTCTCTCGTCGACTTTATCAATCTTGAGCGCCACAAAACTGGGCTGAGCGTTCTCCAGTATTCGGATCAACTCACCTGCGCCGCAAGCCTACAAGCCGCTCACCTGGCCTATCTTGACCTATGCACTCACTACAATGCACGATTTGGAACCTTCCCCCAAAGAGCCTCTTTGTGCGGTGGGAAAGCCACTGGAGAGGTGATTGCTTGCGGTCAAAAGGACTTCATGAAAGCCGTTGAGACCTGGCTCGATAGTCTCCCCCACCGAGCTATCATTTTGGATCCCAAAGCGACCACGATAGGCGCTGCAGCATTAGGGGGTAAATGGGTAGTTGTGGTGAAAAAATGAAAGAATATTTACTCGAAGTCAAACTCCCATATCAAAAACCGCAAAATATACTTGTTAAGCAAATGCACAACGGTATATATAGGCTTGCGCTTTTAGATAGGTTTGACCGAGTTGAGTATTTGAATGGAGAATACGTGGGATTTGATGTGATCGTATTTTCCACCTGCCGCTACCCTCGAGTCGTACGACTTGTCGCCAAAACCGACTGGAGCGAAGTGATATTTAAGAATTTTGAAGGACAATTCGTGGACGTTGAGGTCAAGGTTTTATGAGGACCGATGAAGTACTGGCCGGTGTGGTCTTAGCAATCACTGGAATGTTATGGGTGATTTGGATCGTCCGATTCTTGCTTAACCTTTGAACCCAGGTTAAAATCAAAAGAAACAAATCTTCTTTTGGAAAGGGTCGATCCATCATGCTTATAGATCTTAAGCTTATTGCTATGCACTCAGGATGTGTCCTTTGCCTTCTCGCAAAAATCATCCTCACCCCAATCGTCAAACTCGCCACGTATGTCGAAGGAAAGGTCGCTACCAAAAAACTTGAGACCGTGAAATGAAGGCATTTTTGGCCTTTTGTGTTGTGGTCCTTTTAGCGTGGGCCTGGCTAAGTGCGTACTATGGGCTAAAACAGTTTGAATACATCCCCTTCCTTGGCAACATGCAATATTTTTGCTCCAGGTCTGGGGTGGAATACCTCTACTTTGACAAGGCCGAGACAGTTGCCTTACACGTCGATAAGTCAGGGAAACCCATTGATTGTGATTCAAATGGAGTTAGCCTATGAAGCCTTGGCAGTCCACACATCCCGCAAAAATCGTCATGATCATAAGCTCCCACGAAATCCTATTCGATATCAATCTCGGATGGGGTATCACCATGCGCCAAGCGATCGGGCTGGAATACAAGCAAGACTTTGACGCCAGCCAAAGGGTGTTCATCAAACGAAGACTGGAAAACATGCTTTCTAACGTAAAGGACGTGATGATTGACATGTATTGGGATGATGGGGAAGTGCCATTTTGCGACATTCTAGTGGGTGGGGAAGATATCATCGACTTGATTGAGCGCGCCCTTCCCTCTGCCTAAGCCACCTTTTGTCTACTCTCTTCCCAAGCTTTTGCAGGTGTTCATAATACTCGTCGACCGACTCAAAGCATTCAAAGACACCCGTGTCGATGCGCCTTACAATTTTAGCTTTTGGCCATTTCTCAATAGCCTCAACTCGATTAGCTGCTTTTATTATTTTCACAAAGATACCCGTAGTATGCGATTAATGCCGCGTCCACTATCCCGTCATGGGGGACGCGACAACGTTCGGAAGCCCTCCAATCTTCGGTGGGCCATAGCTGACGCGCTACATATAGACTAGTTGTCTTGGGATTGTCAAACGTGGTAGCACTTTTTTTGTGTAGTAGCTTCGTCCAGACAGCCGGTGGGACGAAATTGATATCAAAACCACAACCATTTAGGGTCCCCAGCATATACCCGTAAGCTTGGCCATAGTTAAACATAGCCCGTCCACTTTCTCTCCCCATCACCTGAGCCTTTTCGACCCAGACGATCTTCACACCAAAAGTCTGTAAGTGAATCCTCGGTATCACTTGCGACAAAAGATGTTTCTGGTAAATTTGCCCGTCTTTCAAAAGGACTATGGCTCCAGACTTTCCTGGATCTATACCAGCTATGATTGACATGGGCCCTCTTTTGCATATAGATATATGTTTTGATTAATGAGGATCTTAATTGTGATATCGGCAAATTGCAAGATAAAAGGTATCAATAATAGTCCCAAAGGATTTGCCCCAGAACACTACAACAATGCGGCCGAGCTTTGGAGTGTGATCAGTGTCCATACCTATTCTCCAATCATATATAAAAATGATTATAGAACCGGGGACAATTTTCTCTACAGCGATTTGTGTGTCTTAGATATTGATAATGATAAAAGCATTTACTCTCTTGAAGATTGCAAACGCGACTTTGGGGACTGCACGATACTCGTCGGCTCAACTCGCAGTCATATGGTCGACAAGCATGGGGTCATTGCCCCTAGGTTTCGCATCCTCATCCCGTGGGAGACAAGGATTCGGTGCCCCTACACCTACAAGGCTAGTATCGAATATGCTCAAGGGCTTTGCGGGGAGGGGGTAGACACGTCGACAAAGGATCTAGCCCGAATGTTCTACCCCTGTAAGGAGCTCCTATTCGCCTCGGGACCTGGAGAGAAGATGCCGGTCATGAAGCTAAAGCCTGAGGTGATCAAGGCCCAGATTCAACACGACAACACCAAAAGTGTCGCGTCGGCCAATAGCCCAATTCCGCAACACATTAAGGATTTCTTAAGGATAGGTAAAGTATTTGGGGGGTCAAGGAATAGATCTATTTACACCACAGCCCGGACTCTGTTAGAAAAGGGGCTCACTATTACAGAAATTGAAGCGGAAATTGCAAAAGCTCCGTTTGATCGGCGCGGATTTTTTTATCATGAGATTAAAACAGCTCTTAAAAGCGCGGAAAAAAAAGAGAGGCGGGTCCTTGAAACCCAACCTCCCCTTGCTTCCCAAGCTCAACAAGACATTTAATTTCTGCCTGAGAATGCCCCGCCCGAAACCGTCAATCTAAGCAAGGAATCCCACCCTTGCTTGATCTACTTTAACCCCCAAGGAGTAAACCCTTGAAAGAAAAAGATACGCAGAATGTAACTGATTTAGGCAAAAAAAGACAAGAGAAAGTTGATAAAAAAGCAAAGGAACAGCCAGAACTACCTGCGCTTCGGAACTATATCGAGATACCAAACGAAGGGGGTAGACGGCCCAGCTATATCCCTCGGACTTTGGCGTCCATGCTAAAGGAATTTGGGGAAAGATTCCCAGATATGGTGAGTTACACCAATCGTCTTTGTCATGTAATCCCTCACAAAGACCGCGAGAACTGGCGTGAGATAAGGTTTATTGAAGAACCAGCCGAACTAGAAGCTGAGATTAATGAACAGAATCTTTTTGTGGATTTTAAAAGCAGGGAGATGGCTTTTAGTGTGAAGTTTAAGCCATTCTTTATAGCCGTTAAAAACAACTCTCGGTATGTTAAAGTTATAAGCGACTACCCCACCTGGCCAATACAGCCAGGCCAAATGATATTAAGTCCCCCGATCGAGCCGGCTCAAACTGGAGCTCTGGACGCATTTATAGACTTCTTTAACCCCCTTACGGACAATGACCGGTTACTGATGAAGGCCCTGGTTGTGACTGTGGCCTGGAGCAATGGCCAAGGCAAGCGACCTATGTTCGTGATTGCTGGTCCTCACGACGCCGACAAGACGATTCAAATCGGCAAGTCGACTTTTGCGATCATGGTGCAAACCCTGTTCGAAAGTATCTGTGATGTAAGGATTGAGAAAAGCACCCCGGGTCGGATTGTCACGGACATTATGGCAAACGCGCACAAACGCATCATAAGGCTGGACAATGCTAGGGGTGTCTTCGACAGCGCACTACTGGAACAGTATGTAACCTCACCGTATTTCCAGGGTCATGACCACGGGAAAGGTAACAAGCAGGTGGAAAATCATACCACTTTCATCCTGACAGCTAACGACCCCAACCTAACGGTCGACCTGGCTAGTCGGTCTGTGGTGATCAGACTTGGCATTCCTGAGCCAGGGAATGTCTGGCTAGAGGATAACGTCTATTCTTGGATTGAAACGAAAAGAGCCGATGTTCTGGCCGACTGTGCCTATATCCTGACGCAAGACCAGATTGCCGACAATCGCCTATGTGCGACAAGGTTCCCTAGTTGGGAAAGGACGATCCTCCATAAGATGGGGGAGGATATCGGCGATAGTATCAAGATTGACCAAGAGAGGCTTCAGGATAGGAGTGAAGAGCATGAAGCTTTTAAAGAATATGTATACAGTAATATAATAAGCTATAAAGCCTATAGCCCTAGTAACGAAAACAATCCTTACCATGAAGATATATTATCACCAGAAAGATTTAATATATTCATATCGTCACATATCATGAGTCAATGGTACTTTGATTTTAAAGGATACAAGTTTAATACAAACAAAGGGGCTCACGGAAAAATTATCAAAAAATTGTGCTGTGCAGTCGGGATGATCGCAGTCGAAGGTAAAATCAGAATTGATCATGCAATTCTTCGTGGCTTTTGGTGGTCAGAATTAAGACCAAAAGACGCGAGCTATGGTATCATCCGCAAACGGAATGTAGATGCCTATGCGTCTTTTATGCCTGGTAAATACTTAACTAGATAATATTACAGTATAACGTGGATACAGCAATAGTACAGAGCAAAATGTACCATTACTGTACCATTACGTACCATTAGAGTACCATTACAAATATTCAATGATATTGGGCTTGTACCGTCTGTACCGGAAAGTACCGGCATTCTCTTAGAGAGCTGAGGTGACGCATTCTCTCTAGGTCTCTATATATATATTTATTATTATATATTCTTATATTCTAATGGTACTAATGGTACTAATGGTACTATAATATATAAGTATATAAGAATAAAGAGAAATTGGACTGTACCATTATACAAAAAAAGGTTTAGCCTGTAACGGTACATTCTGTTACATTAATGGTACAAACAACCCTAGCGAAAAACTCCAAAAACATGCTATTTTCCCGATGAATAGTGTTAAAAATGGGAGTTTAGAATGTCTTCTTGGATCAAATGTATGGATATCGATAGCAGCGAAAGTTGGGTCAAATTGAGTGAGATTGAAATGGTCAAACAACATGCCGATGGGGCTCAGATAATCACAAAAAGCGGCGCAAAAATAGTTACTAAGGGAAAAGCTAAAGATGTAGTCGAAGAAATTTTTTTTGTTGAGAACGGAGGTCGTAGATGAAAATGGTTAGATTTACGTTTGAAGGTGGCAAATCAGTTTGGATAAATCCAAAGAAAATCACATGGGTGAGAGCAGATGAAAATGGCAATACAGAAATTTGGGTAGATACCGAGGAGCCATTTGCCGTCGATGAGTCGGTGCTCGATGTTATTACAATGTTAGACCAACAAGGTGGATGATAAGGAATGATATTTGTAGAATTTCCCCAAAGAACTTACTTAGGTTACGTCACCAAAAGGTTCATCAAACTCGAGGATATCCAGACCGTAGGTCTCCACGCGAGTGGCACAGAGATAACACTGGAAGGCGGTTACAGCTTTGTAACAACTCGCCCCATCCTGGAAGTTATGGCAGCTATTGAAAATGCTAGGATCACACAGGAGAGTCTGATATGATTGGCAAAAACATGGAGCGTCAATGGAAGTTGCTAAATCACGTGGAAACCCGAGAGGGTGGAAACCAATCAAGACCCCTCACATCCCAGTGGCGGGATTCGTCTATAGAGTCGTGAGTGATGGGACAACCGTTTTGATACAGAAAAAAGCCTATAAAAACGAGTTCCCTTTTAGGACAAAAGTCCGTTTGCCCCTAGATGCGTGGAACGAGCTCGAAGCCTCCATCACTGGAAAAACAGACTATGAGGCCGCCCGAGTGCTCGCGCAGTTGGTGAAGGCACAATGACCTCGATCTTCTTTATATCGGGATTCTCAATCGCAATGTCGTTTATGACACTAGCGGTTGTTATCATATTTTTTAAGTACGTTGTTACAAAGTTAACGAAGAATGAGTTAGAGTATAATAAAATCATTTTGGATTCTAAAGAAACTTTGAAGCAAGCGAGTGAGATCAATCAAGCTCTTGCGATGAAGGTAGAAATTATCGAGGACGCTGTAAAAAGTCTTGACTTTTACCGCAATCAAGGGAAAAAGTAATACTCCAAAAAAATCAAAGGGATGCACATGAGCTACGGAAACTTCAGAGACGGGTATCTAAAAGTCGGTCAGCCATTGGGCATGATTCCCCAAGATGTTTTGCTTGTCGCAGATGATACTTCGATCATCTTGGCAAATGAAACCGCGCTCCTTCGTTTGCAGTCCGATAACACGACTGCGGCTAACCGAACCTTCACCCTCCAGCCTGGCTATGTTGTGGGTCAAGAGCTCGTGCTTGTGTTCATCAGCGCAGGCGCGACGACAGCCCAGCTTCTCGATAGCGGAACAGTGGCTTTAAGCGCCGCTTGGACCCCGACCCTTAATGACACCCTCCGCTTGGTCTGGACGGGAACTGTGTGGGTAGAAACGGCCCGAAGCGATAACTGATGGCAGGACGGGGCAGACCGAGAAAAGAAGGTAGCCCTGTCAGGAACCCCAGCCACGGGAAGGAGCCAGTAGACCTGGAGCTTACCGAGCCGGGGAATCCTTTTATTGCGCATAAAGAGAGTGAAGACTTCCAGGGGTCCAAATTCCAACCGGGGCAGGCGGGGTCGAATGGCCCCATTCCTGGAATGCTGACTCCCCTCATGATTCGAAGATTGCTATCTCGGATGTGGAAGATGAACCGATGGCAATTGCAAAAGCTAGTTGAGGACCCCAAGACCAGCATGGGTGAGATTACCCTCGCGGCTATCCTTGTCAAAGCGGCTGGGGACGGGGACGTACAGAAGATTGAGTTTGTTTTGAATCGGATGATTGGGAAGGTCAAGGCAGCGCAGGAAAAGCCGGAACAACTCGATGAATTGCGGCTTATACCAACCGAGAAGATCTTGGCTCTACTGGATTCTTTGCCTAAAGATGTGCTAGATGTAACCCCGAAGGAGGGGGTGCCCTAGTTCTATTTCAAAGCGGTTTAAGATGGGTTAAACTCTTTGCTAAGGCACGAAAGCTTTTTATGTCAAAGAAGGGATATTGTCAATGCCGCCACGCTTTTCTAAGATCATGTCGAAGATGCAAGACGAAGAGGACGTGCCAGCGGATATCCCGAATCCCGAGATGTACATGCCCGAGCCCGAGAGGGAGATAGCTAGGCCATTCCCCCCTGGCGTCGCGGCTCAGGAAGCTTTCGACGACATGCTGCAGCGCCGAGTCGTAGACCCCTTGTCCCAAGCTGGATACGAGGACATGGGAGCGGGTCTTGCAGCGATACCAAGCGCAGCGCATAGCATGATTGTCCCGCAGACTGACTTGGATGTAGCGGGGACGATTATCCCTCTGCCGGGTGTTGCGAAGCTGATGAAGAAAGGGAAGTTTAGGAAGATTCGCAATGCGATGAAGGCAGAGGATCCTGAGGAGGTAGGGGAGATAATTGCGAAGCAGGCGGGGAAGGAAGGCGTTCCTTACGAAAGTCCTGACGAAAAACTGAACAGATTAGTGAAAGAAGAACTTGGCGACTACAAAAACTGGGGCGATGAAGTCATTGAAAAGGCTGAAGTTAGGGCATATGATGAAAAGGAAATGCTACAAAGGGCTGACAGAAAGAATGCTGAAGAAAAGCGATATTTAGAGCAATTTGGCAAGTCTGAAAAAGAAATTGAAGATGGGATCAAAGAAAAATATGGGATTGAAGGTGACAATTGGTCAGCCGTAGATTCTGAAGCTGATCGTAATTTTGGAACTAGTGACTTGTCAGGCAAACGTGGAAATGTGATTGAGATCACTGACGGTGATCAAACATTGGAAGTTTTAGAGGATGAATACCTGGATATCATGGGACTGTCTGGTGGTATTCCGATCGATGAAACTCCCTTCGCACAAGCGATGAAAACGAAAAAGCCGAAGGTTGAGGCTCCCCAAGCCAAGCTAGATGATCGCACTCAAAGAATCAAAGACAGCCTGACTAAGACTCCCCTCAAGTCAGTCGAACCCCCCAAAGATCCCTACGAGGGATTGGGCAAGATGATAAGAGAAGATGAAGAACTTGACGCGATAAAAAACCAACAAGCTATCGATGAAGCAAGAAAAAAGATTCAAGACAGGATAAATAAGCCTAAGATTGTAGAGCCCCCCAAGTCCCCCAAAGGCGAGCCCGAAGCCTCTTCTCGCTTCCCTGGAATCCAGTCTCAGATGGACGTAGCCCCCACTAGAATGGACGAACGGGGTAGGTCGTTTGGTGACGTGGGGCAGAGTGAGTTTCTGCCTGATAGCAGGCCTATGCCGAGGTTTGAGGAGGTGCCGAGAAGGAACTATGTTGAGAGTGAATTGCCAGGGGAAGCAATCTCGGACATGTATCCTCCCGAAACCGGCAGACATTTTCAAAGAGCCTACATGGACAAATCGCCTGAGGAGCTCCAAGATCAAACGATGTTAATTCAAACTCTCGGCGGGGGGCCCGCATCGGATGCTTATGATTTGCAAAAGCAGATGTACAAAGGCCGCCCCTCCTTCGAAGCGGAGCAGGAGAAGTTTGGGAAGGTGAAGGAAGCGATGCGAGGGAATAGCACTGTAAGGCAGAAATTCAGGATATTAAAAGCAGATGGAAAAGATGTAACAAGAGCCTTCGGTGTTGAAGAAAATATGGCTGGTATGACGCAAAAAGAATTGCAAGACATAGTGGACCCCACTGGAAAAAGATATAAAGTTGTTTCGGCAGTATCGCCTGAGGAATCCGAAGAATTGTTAATGGAAAAACTAAGGGACTTTTAACCAAAGAAAGGAAGCTACCATGACTACAGCCACTGGAGGATTTTGTGTGGATCGAATGAAAAAAAAGCCTAAGCCGAAACCAAAACCAAAATGCTGAATTATAAAGGATTGAATTGTGAGTCATCCAAGCAACAAAGTTACAATTGAAAACGTTGACGATATTTTCACTTATCACCATGAAGAGTGGAAAATTAAACACTATAACGAAATAAGAGCCTTTGCCAGATCACTTGCGGCAACAATTTTAGATAATGCTCCTGATTGCGCGGATAGAGATACAGCCCTCAGAAAGTTAAGGGAGTGTGTTATGGCCGCGAACGCTGCAGTGGCTTTGGCAAAAGACCCTTGGTCGCTGAAATAACAGTATTTATGGGGAGCGTGAATGAGCGTAGACGAACCATTAAAACCCTCGGATTGGGATGATGTTAGAGTTTTCATGGAAGGTGAAATAACTAAAGAGGAGGAAGAAAGCCTCGAAGTCTATTCAAAGAACCAAGATGCTGTATTGGATCTTCTAAAAAGAGAGAAGAAATATAACTTTCTGGGGGAGCTAGCTAACAGTTACGGCGAGCTTGCGCACGAAGTGAATAACAGGATCGAGCTTACGAAGATGATGGATCCTGGAGCTATCGCAATTGCTGTTCAGCTTTTACTGTCTAGCTTTGAGTTGATTGAGAAGGCGGCGTTTACTGTGAAGGAAGAGTCTAAATGATTGGCGAACAGGCCCCAGCAATCATAAATTTCTATATGGATTTACATAATTGGAATGCTGAAAGCCTCAATGAAGGTAACAGGGATGATTGGGACGATTTGATAATAGAATTTATCCGTTATTTACATGATCGAGCGACCTTTATGGACGACATGTCAAAAAAGATTCATGAGGTATCCGAATGACCCAGCTTATGTTCGTCTTCGTGTCATGGGCCGCTATAGCCCTAGCGGGATTTGGGGTATATACAACTTTTAAGGTGATATTCCGTGGACGAGATAAGAACTAAAAGCCTGTGGAATGTCGAGAAGTGCGAATGGGAATACCCTGATGAATACAGGCTTTACAAGCATTATTTAGGCTTTGCGGCCCACCTTGCGGAGAGGATTCGAAGGGTGTTAATTAATGAATGCTTTGTGCGTAGTGAGTTTGTCCCCGAGGCTTTGGAGACACTCCGAGCCTTGGAGATATTGGTAGAAAAAGCCGCAAAAAAGACTAAAGAAGAATATGATAGTGAATACAGCTAAGTCCTAGTTGTTAGACGTCTAACATTTAGACACCTAGCCAATTTGTAACCTAGCGATATATCTAGGCTACAGGCATGGCATAGGCATTGCAATATGTCTAGTATCCCGCAATACCGCGGGGGGATAAAGGCGAAAAACATGGCAAAGAAAATCACAATTGAATTTACAGCTAAAGAAATAACCTGGCTTTACTTCCAAGCCTGCGACACCTGTCTAACAGGTAGTGGTCAAAAAGAGTGGTATCACCCGATGCACCTCCCCTGGAAAGAGATTGTCGCGAGGCAGAAAAAGGCTAAATATTATGTTTATTGGTGCAAGACCATTGTAGACGCTAAGATGCTAGTCGCTGCTTGGGGGTTAAAAGAATATGACATTATCCTCGATACGCGAGATGAATATAATGGCGAGATATCGTTTGTAGTGTGGTGTCAAAGGCCTTGGAGAAAGGCGAAGTAATCAATCTAGCTGATCACTATCCTCGCTCCTCTGCCTAAAATAAGCCCTTATCTGATCACGAAGCCTCACACTCCGCTCGTCGTCGTGGTCGACTAACTGATACAGCCCCTTCGAGTCTCGCTTTAGGTCTCGGATGGGGTCGAAGTTATTCTGTTCGAGGATCTTCCAACGGTCCCAGTATTGGCGGGCCCCCTTACGTCCATGCCAGTCGTGGGCTATGACCCCTGGAACGTAACCGATGTTTTTACGGATATACTTGACTGCCAGTTTTTCCCAAGCAGAGACACTCTCTTTGTAGGAGTCGGTGACTTTCCCCGAAACTCCTTCGGACGCTCGCTCGATGAAGGAAAGTGCCATGTGATGATCACCTGCCCCGAGGATAGCGGTGTCTAAAAGCCCTCCCATACGCTCAAAAGCCTGCCTTCTCCAGCCCCAAGCGAAGCCTGGATGCCAGTAGATCAGCTTATCTTGGATGCCATATTTGTGCTTAGGATTGGAGAATCTTTTGGGGTTTAACTTCCCGTCGTGATCGATCAGTGGGGGAATCTTCCGGTTAGCTAACTGGTTATGGTAGCAATAGACAAACCCGTGGTTAGTCCCTACAGGATTTAAAGAAGGATGGGGGCCGATATCTAAGGCCATGTGAAAAAGCTGGATAACATCGTATGTCTGGAGTTGTTGGACACTTTCGTGTAACCAGTCGGGCCTCATAAACTGGATATCAGCATCGACGACTAAAACATACTTCCAATCAGGTGGAAGCCGAGTCGTCGCGATGTTGAGCATATTCTCCTTATGCCACAACTCTGTCCGAGTCCGAAGCTGGAGAGAGAGTGGATCACCATCCATCGTCACCTCGAAAGGCCTGTCCCCGATAGCCACTTCGACGGTGAAGAGATTGGCCCCGGAAGCTTCCATGTGATGCTTAAACTTCCGGTAGAGGTTGTATCGAGATTTAAACCTCACGACATTGCTGATGCAAGTGATCACCCATGCTTTGCTGGTATCAATAGGGGTCAGGTCGGTCTTTAAGATATCTTTAATATCCATTGCAAAGGCCCTTGTTTTATCTTGTGTGATCTTACGGGATATTGTAGCTTAAATTTTCCTATGCAAGAAAATATTTCTGAGAGAGATCTAAAAAATGCGCTGTGGAGCCGTGGTGAACTAGCCTACAAGCTTGACACCTTACAGCGCAGGATAAGTCGTACAGTGCGTGAGAATGCAGATTCGCGAAAAGTCTGCATTCTTTCATCACGTCAAATCGGTAAAACTTACTGGGCTTGTATCTTTGCTCTTGAGTATTTGTTAAAGAACCCAAAGAAAATTGCGCGAGTTATCGCTCCGACCTTTAAACAATGCCAAGACTTAGTTAATGACAACCTAGCACTCATTTTAGCAGATGCACCGGAAGGCTTGCTTCGAAGGGCTAAAACGGAGTATCGATATAACCTTTTCAATGGATCTTCGCTTAGACTTGGAGCCCTTGAAAGGGCTTATGTCGATGGCAATCGGGGGGGCAATGCTTCCCTGATTATTTACGAAGAATGCGGCTTCGTCACTTCGGATGACTTCAATTATGGAGTCGACTCAGTAATGGGCCCCCAGCTTTTACGCTCAAACGGCATGGAGATATTCGTCTCAAGCCCCAGTGAAGAACCTGATCACCCACTGCACACTCGCATTTTGCCCCAAGCCGACATGCTGGGGACGCTATTCCAATACACGGTTTATGACTCGCCTTCCATCAGTGCTGAGATGATTGAAGAGGCAGCTAGACGGTGTGGGGGCACTCACACCGATGCGTTCAAGCGGGAATACCTAGCCCAAATCATCAGGGTCATGAGTAAAGTCGTTATCCCGGGTTTTGACCCCGCAAAGCACGTCAAAACGTTTACCCTGCCTCACCAAGCGAACATCCAGCTAACGGCAGACTGGGGAGGGACAAGAGACATGACAGTGGCCTTGGTCCATGCCTACGACTTTGTGCATAACCGGCTCCTCATATGGGATGAAAAGGTCTTCCAAGCGAACACCCCGAGCGTGGCCATTAAGAAGTCCATGGACGAATGGCAGTATAATTGGCACTCCAAGCATGCCGATGTTCCAGGTCAGGTCCTTATCGACCTTTACGAGCTCGGGGCAGAGTTTACAACCCCACCTAAATCCGACTGGCTAGCTTCAGTTCAAAGCATGTCGAACCTGTTCGAAATGGACCAAATTTGGATTCATCCTCGGTGCAAATTCCTTATCCAGTCTTGTCGGGCTGGGGTCTTTAACAAGAACCGGACCGACTACGAGCGCTTACCCGAGATTGGACACTGTGATGCTTTAGCGGCTTTGATGTATGCTAACCGCGTACAGAATCGAGAGAACCCATTCGCTAACCATGATTATGTCAATACGGAAAATATATTTGTATACAACAATAAAAAAGAAATTGAGGATATTCAAATCGAGGATTTGGTTCCAGCGAACAAATTCCCCGGACCCTCAAGATTCGGAAAGTTTAGATAATGGCAAAAATCACGATCAGTCGGATTTTCGAGACAGCCCGAGCATTGTCTACGGACGCTGGAACGCAGTTACAGGATTTTATACAGTTCCAGGCGCAGTTAGCGGAAATAGCAATTCGAGCGCTGAGAAACGGTCTGACTGATGAAGACAATACCGACTGCGAGATTAAAGTGGTCGAGCTCACCCACGACACCCCCTTGGTCCTTGGTGTCACGAAAAAGAAGGCGAGGGAAGTCAGAGTGAGGCGACTTCTCACCGCGACGACAGCCCTGTCAGCCCCCTTGGCGTGGGGTTTCACGAACAATGGATCGGTCACAATCACTGGAAAGTTCTTACCCGTCCCGACCACAGTGGTCCAGGTCGAGATAATAATCCTTTACTAAAACAAAGCGTTAGTCGTATAATTCTCGGTAACTCCAACCAATTGGCGAGGCCAAATTTATATGACTGAAACTGCTTTAGGCAGTGGTTCGTCCGAAGTGACGCCACAGGCCGAACCAGCGCCTTCTCGTTTTAAGGTGCCTGTAGACGGTGAAGAACTAGAAGTAGACCTTGACGAGCTCAAGCGTGGCTACAGCCATAGCCGAGCCGCGTCCAAGCGTATGCAAGAAGCTGCAGCGATCCGCAAGGCGGAGGAAGCCCGGAAAGAGCGGGCCAAGGCTGGAGACTTCTCCTGGCTTCAGGAATACGGTGTCCCCAAAAATGATGTTCTCAAGTGGGCTGAGAAAGAGCTCCTCGATCTGATTGAGTTTGAAGCTCTTCCCGAGCCTGAGAAAAACTACAGGACAGAAAAACAAAAAAGAGAAGCTTTAGAAAAACAACTCGAAGAGTTAAGCGCCAAAGAGCGAGCTCAAGTCGAAGAACAGATAGCCCAAAAAGCTTTCAGTGAGATTGACGACGAGATTGCAAAGGCCTTAGAATCTTATAAAGGTAAAAAGACACCAAGACTTATTCGCCGAGTCGCCGAAGCCATGTATGCCAACCTGGAAACTAACCAGGAGCCACTTCCAAGCACGAAGGCACTAGAGAGAGCTAAAGCCTCTTTGTCCGAGGACATTCAAGAATACATGAATACCTCCTCACCCGAAGATGTGATTAAGCTGTTTTCCAAAGAGCAATTGTCTGCACTGAGAAAGCACTTTGTTGCTGGAGCGCAAGAAGGAAACCCCTACGGACGCCAACCGAAGCCAAGTCAAGATCAGCCAGTAAAACGCTCAAAAGCCATGACCACAGATGATTATTTCAAAAAACTAGAACAAAAATTCGGGAGATAATACATGTCTAGCCCAGGTCTATTTTTCTGGCAGGATAAGATTGGCAAAACCAATCCCCACGTTGTCACATTTATGTATCAAATCACAGCCGCTAAGACTGTGAGTCAACTTCCCCAAGGGACCCCTACGCTCACCTCTTTCGATGCTCTTGCATCCCAAGCAGTGATCGACGACTTTCTTGGAACCACAAATGAATTTCTTTTGGCGCAGTTCAACGCGGCTTCCCTTGGAGTTGACGCATTTGGCCTGATTTGTAACTTCGGCAGGCAGTGCGATGAACTTTACATGGTCGAGGCTTATGTCGACGATTTGACCACAAGAGTGGACGCGTCATTCCCAGCGGTCACCACACTGACCAGTTCTTCCTTGACCACTCAGTGCGCAAAAGGCGCTGACGGTAACATGGCCGCTCGTTTGGTCCTTACTGGATTAGACGCGCTGACTTCAGGTGTGATCGTGGTTAAATTCCTTTTCCGTTCCAAATAACAAACAAAACATAATGGGGTTTCTATATGTCACAAACAAGTAGCGCAGATGTCTTACAGACATTCAAAAGAGTTTACGGTGATTTGACCAACCTTCTCCCCGATGATTTCCCTTTAGCTAAATATATTCCATTTAGCGAGAAGCAAAAGGTCGGTGAAAAGTACGTGGAAGCCGTGTGTTTAACGAATGAAGTGGGCTGGACCCTTTCTGACTCTACGGATGCGTTTGAACTGAACCCAGCTATCGCTGGAACGGTGAAACAAACCGAAGTTGTCCCTTATATCACCGTCCTTCCTTCGATCGTTCCATGGGCTGTCATGTCACGATCGGCAGGCGGTTCGGATAAAGCGTTTTTTGATGCTACGAAATATGTCGTTCGTAACAACCTTCGCAGTCATTCGCGATTGCAAGAGACTTTACGTCTTTATGGCCGGTCTCCCAATTTGCTTGGCGCAGTATCCTATGCGTCCCAAGTCTACCGCGGAGTGGCGTTCACCAACGGGACTGGAACCCTTCCTAACACCACTTACGGATCGGTCACCTTCACCAACGGTATCAATGCTGCAAGCAAGTTGATCCTCTTCGGACCTGGCCAATTCGCTGCAGGGATTTGGTTAGGACTTGAAGGTGTGAAGATCATGCAAGTGTCTTCCACTGGAGTCGTGCAGGCTTCCGGTAAGCTTGTTTCCGTGGATTCTGCTTACGGTATCCTCAAAGTAGACTTCACCCCAGTCGCCGCTTCCGCTGTAGGTTCTAGCCGAATCTGCTTTGACGGTATGCAAGGCTCTGGCAAAGAATACTACGGTTGTGAATACATCCTCACAAGAAACGGTAACTTGTTCGGGATTGATAACACCCAGTATAGCCTCTGGTCTGCTAACCAATATGACTGCCAAAACCAAAAGCTGTCTCTTGGTAAATTCCAAGAAGCTGTGGCAAACGCTGTCAACAAAGGCGGCTTAGAAGGCGACCTTGACGTATGGTTGAACCCTCGGTCTTGGGCTACAATTGCAAGCACTGAAGCCGGTCTCCGAGTTTACGATTCGTCCTACAAAAAGGGTGAAGCTGAGCAAGGATTCGAGTCAGTAACATTCTACACCCAAGCTGGGAAAGCGACCTTCCGTCCTCACCGCCAAATGAGAGAAGGTATTGCGATGGCAATGCACTCTCCTTCTTGGTCTCGATCGGGCTCCGCTGAGGTATCTTTTCAGGTTCCTGGCATCGCTCAAGATGTCATATTTCCCCTAGTAAATCAAGCCGGTTACGCTTTTCGAAGTTACTCAGACCAGTATATTTTTAACCATGAACCAGCTAAACAAATTTACTTCTACAACATCAATGACGAAGCCGCTTCCTAGTTGAGATTCTTTTGCCAGCCCCGCTTTGTTACTCCTTTCTTAGCGCGGGCTGGCAATTTTTCACATAAGGTTTTTTCTACATGCCTATAAGCAAAACATGGCCGAGCGGTGGGACAAACCCAGTTCCTACAACATACCAAATCCCGCTCAACACAGAATTAAACTGGACGACTTTGACGACCTTCCTTCAAGCATTGGCTGACAGTGCTCAAGGGACTTCGTTTCAAAAATTTGCACTACGGAGAGCGATTGCGACCCCAGTATCCGTAGTGGCGACCACTGATTGTGCTGTAGTCACTGACTTGACGGTCGCTGGACCGGTAGTAGTCAACTTGCCAGCCGGTGCTGATAAGCAAATATATTTCATCATGGACGGGAAAGGTGATGCTGCGACAAACAACATCACAATCAATAGAGCCGGGGCAGATACGATCAGGGGCGGGACTTCCCTAGTCCTCGATCGACCCTACGGCGGCGTGATCCTGATGTATAACGCGGCCTCCACAGACTGGAAAGTCTTTGGTCCGTTTATCACTGCAGGCGGTGTCATTCCTTCGGACTTTGTAGGCATTCTTCCCACGACAAAAGGGGGGACAGGGGTTAACGGGACTGCGACATTTCCAGGGTCGGGGACCGTGGCTATTTACCCCATCTCGCTCACCACTGATGTGTCGGGCATTCTCCCCGTGGCCAATGGAGGAACGGGTATTGCCTCTCTTGGTGCTGGAGTAGCTACTTTCTTAGGCACTCCCTCTAGCGCCAACCTAGCTTCTGCAGTCACCGACGAGACTGGAACTGGAGCTCTAGTATTCGGAACATCTCCCACGATCACCTCCGCCGCTCTAGTCACCCCAGCCTTGGGCACTCCTGCAAGCGGTGTCATGACTAACGTCACAGGCCTTCCCTTGACCACAGGGGTTACTGGTATACTACCTGAGGCCAATGGGGGCACGGGTATAGGATCTTTAGGGGCAGGAGTCGCAACATGGTTAGGAACGCCAAGCAGTGCAAACCTAGCAAGCGCGGTGACAGACGAAACCGGGACGGGGAGCCTGGTCTTTGCGAACTCACCGACTTTTATCACTCCGAGTCTTGGGACTCCAGCAAGCGGAGTCGCGACGAATTTAACAGGCTTACCTCTGACGACTGGAGTCACTGGGACGCTACCGATTTTGAACGGTGGGACTGGGCAGACGACGGCAAATACCGCACTTAATGCCTTACTTCCTACGCAGACTTCTAGTGCGAATAAATTCCTAAGGACCGATGGGACGAACACCCTTTGGGCGACTGCTTCAGGCGGAGCCGGTGAGATTAACGCTGTCTTAAACCCCTCGGGAGCTGACGGGACGACAGGCTGGACTGGGACGACGGTAGTGAGTGGCGCTTCAAGCCCGCTTAATCCGATTGTCACTACAGCATTTAGCATCTCGAATGCTGCGACTCCGCAAACTTCCACGACCGGTGGTTATTACCCGTTTACCATGCCTACGGGTTTGGCGAACCAAAAGCTCAAGGTTCAATTCAGCTTCCTGACTCCAGCGACCGACGTATACCAAGTTTCGGTCTATACAGGGACGACTCGGGTATCCTTGTCTACAGATGCGACCGGGGTGTCAATACTCCCCGCGGGCACAAACGGTAGATTTACCGCGTATTTCGACGCAGATAGCTCCACAACCTGGACAGTGGGTGTGACTAGGACGAGTGGATCTACAGGCGCTTGCGTGATCACGAATGTGATTGTAGGGCCGGGGATACAGGCTGGGGCTCCTGCTTTAGAGGATTGGAAGAGTTATACCCCTACTGCAGCTAACCTAGGCTCCGGGTCAATTACTGTTCAATACAGTCGTTACCGAAGAGTAGGCACTTCCATGGAGATTCAAGGAAGGGTAAATAAAGTTGGCGCTGGTAGTGGCACAACGGCCATTACGCTAACTTTACCGACAGGGTATACGATTGACTATACTGGAGTTGGTAATAGTTCTGAAAATGGTTTGGTAGGCTCTGCCTCGACATTCAACGGAAATAACTCTTCTCTTTATGTCGCAGTTAACAGTGCTGCAGCTAACATAATTAGATTTGTATATACCACAAATATAGCTGACCAAGCCCTTAGAGGAACTGATTTTAATAACGGTGGCCAGCTTTTATATGAAGCTTTAATCCCCATCGCAGAGTGGGCCGGGAGCGGCACAGTAAATCTGGCACAGAATGATGTAGAGTATGCTTATAATACGAGTACTTCTACAACCGCCACTGATACCACTAGCTTTGGGTATGGTCCCCAAGGCGCTACAATTCAGTCTATTACTGCAGCTTTAACCAGAAGGGTACAATTCCAAACTCCAATTCAGACAGGGGACCAGTTAGTTCTAGAGCTATCTAGTGATGGTGTAATATGGGTACCTTCATCCCAGGTTCCTTATCTCAGTAGATATTATGATGACTTTGTATCTCAGTTTTATGGTATCGGATGGCAGGCAGTTGGTCCGTCTACTGTAGATGTATTGTTTGGTAGATATTCACAAGATGATGGTACACCCGGAAGTACAGGCGAAGCATGGTCAGCAAGAGGGTTGAATGCCTACAAATGGCGAGTACGCAAGTCCTCCCCTGGTGCCGCTGTAGGGTTTGGGATTGTGTCAGAAACTTCTAGTGGTTTACTACCATCCACAAACACCAATTTGGATAATGCCTCAGCTACTAGGTTGGGACTTAAGCAATACCTACATGGGACTACCTATAATGGTGGGAATGCTCCCACAATCTCTGCCGGGGCCGATATATCGAGTATTGGAACCGTTGTTCGAGGCTTGTTCATTCCATACCAAATGCAAGATAATACATGGAGAATGAGATTTACATTCTATGTAAGCGGAGCGACGAGTGTGGCTTCGACCTCTCACTTTATTGCTATCGCTGGTATCTTATTTAAAAATGTCTCGAATTTTTATCAAATGGTGGCGTCTGATGTTGGGATATTCTCACAGGGTTTAGCCTTCCCAAATACCAATACAATAAGATTCTCCAGCATTAGCTCAATACCGACAGATTACTATTGCGCTGGGGACGTAGAACTAAACTCTAAACCAACTTGGGCTTACTAACATAAAAGGATAAAATAAATGAACCTAAACCCCATGGTAAAAAGCAAGAAAATGTCAGCTCTAAAGGAGCTCATCAAGCAAATGTTCGAGCTCGAAGCTAGCGGCGAAAAAGACACCGCGGTTGATATCGGCCAAGAGCTCCATGAATCCATGGAATCTCCTGAAGAGGAGAAACTGGAACACCTTGGAGGTATCACCGAAGAAGAAGAGAACGCGGCTGAGCCTGAAGGCGAGGACATGCAAGAGACTATGAAGAAATTCTTCAAAATGTCTAGCAAATCACCAGTCAAAGGGAAGTCGAAGAAGATCATAGCTCGCATGGACTTCGGCAAACCAAAAGAAAAGAAAACTTTAGCATGATTCGATTCAATCTCAGTAATATCCTAACGGTGTTGACCATATTTGCCTGCTTTCAGTGTGAGAACAACCGAAGAGTCGAAGACATAAAAGAATGTATCAAAAGAGAGTTGGCAGAGATTTGCATCAAGATGCACAAAGGTCTGTAACATGATTAGTTCTGATGATGTATTAACATCGGTAAAAAGGGCGGTGAGCGTCCCAGCAAGTCAGCCACTATTGACCGATGCTGATATCTTGTCACTGGCTGATGAAATCATCGCTTCGAGAATCGTGTCGTTAATCGAAAGCTTCGATACCGAGTTTTTCCTTCGAAAAGACATTATCCCTATCGTCGGTGGGCAGGATCTATACGATATCCCCTACCGGTCCATGGCTCGAGGACTCAGAGACCTAGTGGTCACAGACAATAGCGGGAACAAAAGAAGCCTCCCCCTTATAGGACTGGAAGACCTGCCTTTTTATATCAATTCGACTTCGGTAGCGGGTTTCTTATTCCAGGGGGACCAAATCAAGCTCGTCCCCGGTGTCCCCCAATTCCCGACCAGCATATCCCTGGAAGTGTGGTGGCGACTCCCTCCAAGCAAACTCATGTCGGTATCGACTGCAGGAGTCGTGACGAATATCTCTTACGCTCAGGCGGGATTTGATCTTGTCACCCTATCGAGTATCCCTGCTTATTGTGTCACGGGGACTGAAGTCGACTTCGTAAAGAAGAAAAGCGGAAGCTCGATACTCGAGTTTGATAAGACCATTCAAAACATCGCTGGGAATACCCTGTCCTTTGTGGAAGGCGAGGTTCCAGCCACTTTGTCGATTGGTGACTACGTTTGCCCCCCTGGACAAAGCCCAGTGCTTAACCAAATCCCTAACGAGGCTATCGGTCTGATTCGGTCTCATGTGACATACCGAATCCTGATGGCTATCGGTGACTATGACGCTGCAGGTCTGATCAATAAGCAGGATATTCCCGCGGAAGAAAAGGACTTCAAATCGATCATGTCCCCAAGAATAGACGGTGAGCCTATCATCGTGATTAACCGTCGGTCCTTAGTGCGTGGCAACAAATTTAGCCAAAGACGTTGGATTGGTCCCCCATGAGCTACACATACCCCGAGATAAGACAATTTAAGGGTCGGTATGCCCAACGTAACAGTTTTGAGGTGCCCGACGGTGCGTTAGAAACTGCACTTAATGTGACTGTGGCCAATGATTTTCTTATCTCAAAACGCCGGGGGTTTTATGGCTACTTCACCCCTGGAAGCGGGACCCTCAAGGGTCTTGAGAAGTACGAGAACACTCTCGTTTCATTTTATACCGACAAGGTCGCGCATTACGCTGATACCGGGACTGCCCCAAATGAAACCGGAAGTGAAACAGTTAATGGCCTGGAAACCGGGACTACTGTCTCAATTACAGGAACTAGAATACCTCGGACCATGCAGGCTAGTGAAAACCTCTATTTCACAACCATAACGGGGGTCAAAAAGCTGACTTCCTTTGATAGCCTCGTAGCCTCTGCGAGCTCCCCACCGGCCGCCGACTTAACCGCGGTATTCATCCCTGGAAGTGTGGCGACATGGTTTGGGGCAGATAAGAGTGTCAGCTACCGCGTTCTTTTTGGGAGAAAGGACGCAAACGATAACTTGCTCCTCGGTGCCCCAAGTGACGTAGCCACGATCTTAAACCCTGCGACCACTGGAGTGTCCTATACCTCCTCAGGCGCGGGACCTTGGGTTGTCACAGTCGTAAGCTCCTCTCACGGAATGGTAGCGAGCACGTACGTCCAGCTTTATGGTGCCGCCGATCCTGATGCAAACGGGACCTTTCTGGTCACCATAGTTGACGCGAATACATTCCAGTATACAGTTACCAGTGGAGACCCGACCTCGGGGACGATTAACTGGGCTCTTAGCTCCGCGGTCCTGCTTGAGACCACAGTCCCGGAAGAGTGTGCTGATGTGTCCCAAGGCTGGTTCGTGCAGATTTACCGGAACGATCAGCAAAATATCTCGGTCGACCCCTTTAGCACTTACAAATTCTTAATCCAAAGAACCCTAACAGCCCTTGAGATTGCGACGAACGTCCTGCAGTTCACAGATACCACGCCGGACTTACTCCGCGGTGCTGAGCTCTACACCAATGAGAATACGCAAGAAGGGGAAGCCCAAGCGAACTACGGGATTCCCAAGCCTACAGACATGTGCCTCTTTAAGAATTATGGCTTTTATTCTGATTGCGTGACACATGCTTTCATCGAGACTGCAATTGTCGACCCCACCAAGCTAGCCAACGGTGATCTGATTGTCCTGAGAATCGTCGATGTTTCCACAGTCGATGAGACCTACGTCGCGAGGACTGGAGTCGCTAACCAGCTCACTTGGACAAATGCTGTCAGTGGTGGGCCTGTAGTTACCATAACCTATTCTGGCCACGGATTTGCAAACGGAGATTTGGTGTTTTTCACCAATATCGTAGGGGGGACCTACGCAAACCAAGGCGCGGTGATCAGCGGCGTCAGCGCGACACAGTTTACGGCGACTCTCGTCGGATCGGGAACCCCGACAAGTTTATTTTTCGAGGGATTGTCTGATACCTCAGGCCAGCCGATCTTCAAGCTAAGTCAGAGCTCAAGCTTCGCGGTGTCCCTCGCTGAAACCGCGCAAGGCCTGGTTAAAGCGATATCCCGAAACCCTGGAGGCCTTTGCTACGGTAAATATTTATCGGATTTTAGCGAAGTCCCTGGCCAGGTCGGTATCTTTGCGCGGTATTTCCCGACACAGATTGCACTACGGGCAAGCACGCCCCTAGCTGGAACTGCCTTTAGCCCTCCACTCCCCAGTTCCTTCGCAAGTGGGACGCAAGTCACCTCCGGGACTGTGAATCAGAGACACCATATTTACATTTCCAAGCTGAGCGAGCCGGAAGCGGTACCCTTGCTTAACTTTCTCCCCGTAGGATCCGAAAACCAGGCGATTCTTCGCATCAAAGCCCTTCGTGACTCCGTAATTGTGATCAAAGAAGACGGGGTTTTTCGCCTTTCTGGGGATAGTCCCCAAAACTTTGTGGTGACGATCCTCGATTCTACGGTGTTATGCGCTGGGACCGATACGGTAAGCGTGATTAACAACCAAGTTGCGATGCTTTCTAACGTGGGTGTGGTCCTTATCTCGGAAACCGCGGTCAATATTATCTCAAGAAAGATCGAAGAGGACATAAGACCGATTTTGGGCAGGCCAGACACTCTTTCCCATGGTGTTGCCTATGAGAGTGAGCGGATTTACCTACTAACATGCTCAAAACCTAACGATCCTACCCTGTCCGTGTGTCACATTTACAACAATTTGACCGACGAGTGGACGACTTGGGACAAGCTTTTTATTGCGGGAGTGGTGGGACCTGAAGACACTCTTTATTTGGTCAATTTGACAAATCAGATCTTGATCGAACGGAAATCGCAGACTAGAATCGATTATTCTGATCAAAACCATAGTTCTACGATTTTATCAGTCTCTCCAGATGGGGCTGATATTTCGTTTTCTTTATCGGGGGTCATTCCTGAGGCGGGAGATATCTTAGTCGCTGGAAATGTGATCAATCGGATCAAAACGACCCCCGCGGTGATCGGAGTGAATGAGTATTCCTGCACACTCCAAGTCCCCACGACCCTCATAGCTTCAGACACTCCGACATTCTATAAAAGCATCAGGTCTGTGATTGGAACGGCCCCCTTCCACGCGGGAGCGACTGGAAGATCGAAACAGTTTGCCCAGACCCAGCTCCATTTTAGAAGCGATCAATGCTCACGGCTGAACATCTTTTTCACGGGGGACACCTACCTAGGATCCAACCCAGTGACATGGGAAGCCCTATGGAACCGGGCAGGATGGGGCTTTTTCCCGTGGGCTTTTGACTTTTTCGGCCAAGGTGACGGGATTGACCTACCGATCGGGACAGCACCGGCTCCTATTTGTAGGATTTATGTCCCCATCCAGCAACAAAGAACCACTTACATACAGACTTACATCACGCACACCGAAGCCGGTGAAGCGATCAATCTTCAGGCGCAAAGTTGGGCCTTGAGAGCTTATGCGGAAAGGGTTTCCCGTTGAAAAACGAGTATTGGTTACTAGACGAACCAAAAAAAGTTATATCTCAGTTAGCCAGAATTCACAGCGAGTGGGGTATTTATTCGTCGTCACCTTTTCGAACTGCGTGGGTCCGTAACATCCTTGCTTATTATAGCCCAGTCCTACATCCAGGAAGCTGGGACACTTCGCTCATTATGGAAGGTGTCCAAGGCGAACTTGTTAGAATGTATACTCCGCAAGCGAGAACCATGACGCGTCAAATGGTGACGCTTGTGACTAAAAATCCCATCTCGGTGAAGTGCATGGCTGAAGTCATGGACGCCGAGATTATGGACACCATGAAACTTGGGAATGCGGTCGCAGCACAGATTGTGGAACAGCAAAGGCTCGACCACAAAAAGAAACAGCTTGCCGAGTGCGCTATAGTGGCTGGAATCGCCTTCACCTATACCCGGCTACGGACAGACCGGGGAGACAAAGACCCGATCCTAGACGAAGATGGAGCGGTTATACTCGATGGGGCAGTCGATATCTCAATTCACCCCCCTTTCGATATCTACTACGACTCCACGATACCCGTTTGGGACGATATCCCTTGGGTCGAAGTCAAGACCATGCGAAGCCGGTGGGACCTTATAGCCCAGCATCCAGAATTGACCGACGAGATACTAGCTATCCCAAGTGCAGCGACGGTCGCGGGGGTTAAGACTTGGTTTGAGCGAGTCACCCAAAACGACGACATGATCTACTGCTACGAGATGTATATTCGTCCCTGTCCCGCAGTCCCCAAGGGGCGCATGATGATGTATTCCGGTGAGAAGTGCGTCTACTACGACGGGTATAACGCTTACGGGACCATCCCTGTAGAGCCCATGATACCTGAACAGGTCATGGGAACCACGCTAGGGTATCCACAGTTCACGAACCTCATGGCTTGCCAAGAGATGTACGATAACTCCATGAGCGCGATAGCATCGAACCAGGCGTCCTTTGCGGTCCAAAACATCGCGGTGCCCCGGTCGGCTAACGTGAATGTGCAAGAGATTGGGGGGATGCGTTTTACCATGTATACCCCTCAAAACATTCCAGGGGGTGGGAAGCCCGAGGCTATGAACCTCGTCGCGTCCAGTCCTGAGACATTCAAGTACGCTGACATGCTCAAAGAACAGATGATGGAGATGATGAACCTGAACGGTGCCCTTCGTGGAGCTCCCCCCTCAGGTGCTAGTAGCGGTGTGGCGATTGCGACCCTCTCAGCGAACGCGATTGAATTTTCCACGTCACTCCAAGAGGCCCTAAATGACTGCCTTTCTCGGACTATTAAGCACGCTATCAAATGTTACATAGTTTTTGGTCCAGGAGTTGAGCGGAAGGTCATGATGTCGGGGACTAACAACCAAGTCCAACCGAAGACCTACACTGGAGACCAATTAAAAACGATTTCCGGTATCAAGATTGCCACTCAAAACCCCCTTATGCAGACCATTGCGGGAAGGTTAGAAGTCGGCGAGAAACTTCTCCAAATGCCAAAGGATCTTTGGGGGAAATACGTTTCTATTTTGGAAGGCCAGCCACTCCAGAAAATGTATCAAGATGAACTGACTGAGGACGACTTGATTGAAGCGGAAAACGAGGAGTTATCCAAGGGCGTGCAGGTTCCAAGCCTGATCACCGATGATCACCCCAAGCATATCCAGAAACATGCAGCCGCTTTGTCTGACCCAAAAATCAGGATGCAAGGGCAGATGATTGAGATATATTTAGCCCATATTGAAGAACACTACCAATTAGCCTTGCAGCAAGATCCTAGCTTAACGGCCATGATAAGAACTGGTAAAATGCCTGAAGGCGGTCTCCAGCCTATGCCTCCCCCGCAAGGGGCTATGCCCCCCGGAAGTGAATCCCAAGAAATGCCTGCGCTACCGACCGCGAAACCCGCGAAAGATCTTATTGAGGGGCAACGATAATGGCCTACGCATTCGATAAAATCTTAAATACGATGAATGACAAGATTAACGTCTTTGGCCAACAACCCCAAGGCCAGCAAGGCGGTCAGCCACAGACTCAGGGCCAAGGTCAGCAAGGCGAGCAAAAGACCACCACAGATGGGGACGTTGGTTCAGGCGGTGGGTCTGGAAGCTCTAACGGTGGGGCAAGTGCGACGGTAGACAATTCGGCCAACGCAAACCAAGCGGCTTTTGCTGCAGCGAAGGCCCAGCCAATGTCCAAATTTAAGCCCTTCGCTGAAGTTGGTCAAAAGCTAGCGACCAATGAAAAAGCCCTCCAAGATGAAGCTGACAGTTACGTCAAAGCTGAGACTGATAAGCAAACCTATGACATAGCCAATCCTGAAATCGACAAGGCTATTGGTGGTGACGAAGATTCGCAGTCCAAAGTGGGCGGTTTAGTCTCTCGAACCACAATCAATCCAGTGGCCAAGTTTGCCCCTAAAACAAATCCCGTTGTCGATGATATCCAAAAGTTTAACTCTGAACCTGGACTCACCGGGTATTTTAGATCCCAGTACGGCCCGTCCTACTCTCGAGGCGCGGCTCAGTTTGATATTGGCAGACTGCAAAGTGACCCCGAGTTTTTCACAAACCTTCGCGGTTTGCAGGGGAAACAGCAAGATTTAGTGAATAAAGCCGAGGGATTTTTCGATCCCGAAAAGGGGCTAGAAAAGACTGTCACCACCACTGGAAATACCAGGCTTGAAGCTTCCAAGAAAGCCGCGGCTGATTATCTTAAGAAAATACGTGGAGACATAGAGGGGACCAATGCCGGGGAGCTCAAAGCATTCACGGATGAACTAGAAAAGATTAAAAATGACCCAGCTTACCGGGCTTCAAAAGTGGCTGGCGGCCTATCGGATCCAGGGATACAAACCGGCATTCAGCAAGCCATTGCAGCAAATCCCGAGCTAGGAAAATACCTGACCCCTCAAGCGATTGAAGCTTTTGGTCTCAATCCCGCGGATTTTGCCAAGATCTTCGACGGGACTGTGACAGCCGACAATTTCTACGATGAAGGTGAAGCCAATAGATTTAACCGAATTAACACCATGCTTGGAGTCGGCGGTCCAGGTAGGGTCGCTGGAACGGCTCCACAGGCAGGGGCGACCTTTGACACGGAAGGCTACCTTAAAGGCGTGATCGGTAAAGGATCGGCGGCGAATGAAACCGCCAACGCTGCAGCAAGGGCTAGGATCAAAGAGATCAGGGATATTGCGGCGGCGAGAAGGGCTCAAGCTCTTGAGAGACTAAAACAGGCTGACTACGAAGGCTGGAAGAAGAATAAGCAAAATACTCTTGTCGGTAAATACTCGCGAGAAGGTGGGGATTTAAATCAATTGATGGGTGTGGATGTAAATCAGTTCTTTAGGGGTGTCCCCACCGAGGGGCTTACCGACGAGGACTTTATCGATCTAACTCAGTCAAACGACCTGAACACCTCCTTTGAGGAGCTCATGGACCCTACAAGAATGAGCTCGGGACGGTTTGCGGAAGGTTACAATCCAGCCAATTTTACCTTTGATGAAGCCGGGTATGAGGAGGCTCTAAGAAGGCTTATGCCTACACCTCAAAGCGCACCATTACAGAATCCTCAGGCTGGCCAAGGAGACCCTAACTGGATCCTCCAGAAACAAGCGGCGGCCATAGGGAAACTTGGAGCCGTTGGCAGCGATATAGCAGGCGCAGGCCAGCAACTTTATAATGCACCACAGAATATAGCCAATGCCGTGACACCACCAAAAGTAGCAGCGACAGTGAAGAATTTGAAAAAAGGTAAAGTCAAGTTTTAGAGGGTAAACTATGCTCCCAGCAGTTATAGCCGTAGCAGGAATTGCAGCCGTAGGCGGCTTGGTCAATCTTTATAATGCCGAGAAAGCTAGGGGGGCAGACCGTCAAAGACTGAAAGAGATTCGTTCTCTTTTTGAAAAGATTAAGCCCCCAGATTATGATGTGTCAATTGACGCTCCCCCGCAATACCACGAACAGGCTTTAAAACAGCCTAAATACTCCGATCCTCAACAAGCCCCCCAGTTTGATACCTCGAGACTCAATCCTGAGGACTTGAAACTCGTCGGGAAGTATACCCCCCAGCTAGCCCCTTATATTGCCGAGTCAAACCCCGAGCTCATCAAGCAATCGGGCGAGGCTATGCAAGGTCGCGCTGCACAGAAAAACGCTCTACAAAAATACATGCAAATGGGAGAGACCGGCGATGATGCAATATCTGCGCAAGAAAGCGCGATGGCTCAAAGGCGTGCCGGAGCTGATGCTAAGAGCCGTTTGGATTCTCTACAACAATCTTATGCTCGTCGCGGTCAAGGCGGAGCTGGACTGCAGATGGCAAGTCAGCTTGCTGCCTCGCAAGGATCCAGTGACATGCAAGCCCAAGCTCAAATGCAAGCTGCCGCAGACGCGCAGCGTCGTCGACTTGGCGCGCTGGCGAGCGGAGCGCAATTAGGCGGGCAGATTTACAATCAAGAAATGGATCTTGCGCAGGATAACGCTGGAATCATCAATAACTTTAACCAACGCATGGCCAGTGCAAGACAGAATTTTGAGAACCGCCGCGCCGAAGACATGAACATGGCTAACCGCTACAATCTTGGCGTGGAACAGGAATTGTCCAACCGCAATACGGGTGCTAGGAATGATGCGGCTGAGAAGAACCTTCGAAGGTCGGACACGCTCACGCAGTACGGTGCTGACTTTAGGACTCGCGAGAGAAACCGTATGGATGATATCGAACGCGAGCAATATGGCAACGCAAGGTCCGAGCGGGATTACCGCAATAAGCTCGCTGAATCCAAGGCAAACTGGGCGGCTTCAAACCGTGCCAATTCGAACAAGATAAAATCTCAGCAATTTGGTGATCAGTTTGATTGGGCCAAAGGCATGTCTGGAGCTCTTAACGAAGGACGGTCTGGGGCACGTCAAGCAGATGTTGACCGAGCTACAGCGGTCCAGGGGTTTGCAAACGCTGGAATGTCTGGGGTAGGCGCTTGGGGAGATTCGCAGGATTATAATGATGCGCAAGTCGCTCAAGATGATCGGGCACAAATGTTCAAAACCGGGACATGGATGGACGAAGCGGAGCGCAAGCGAAGGAGGAAACAATATGGCTATTAACGCCGATCCTTTTGACATGGACGAAAGAGTTAAAAACTACCTCATAAAAAAAGGCGAGCGTGGTTTTGAAGACCCCCAATACATGTATGGCAAAGGGGCTATTGAGACTGCCGGTCTCCAGGGTATAGCCGGGGGAATGGCACAGATGGGGACTGTGCATGGGAAAACCCCTAGTGTCCAACCCTATGTCGACTCTTCGACCAAGGCTCTAGGCGGGCTTCAAGCTCTGGCGAAAGAGCCTCTCATAGATCCTCAAGTCATGGAATACATCAAGTCTAGGACGAAACAGCCACTGACTAGCAAAGCTCCAGCTACAGGGAAACTTTTACCGCAAAAAAACGCTAAGGGAAATTACCTGAAACAAGAGTCAACAGGTGAAGTCGTGGATAGCGGGATTCAGGGCTATGAGGCTCCAAGGCCTGAGAAGGATCCAAAGTCCGAAGGGTATAATCTCCCTATCGATAAAATCTTGATCAGCCAAACCTTCTAAGGGGACGCCTTGGAAGTATTTGTTAATATCGACACCCTGCAATCCAGCTAAATCTCGGCCTTCTCTTGAATATTTCCCAATCAAAGCTTCGCGACTTCGGTTTTTAATGTCGTCGTAATTGATTGAACCAGCCCGTTCCGCTCCCTGCGCCCTTCTAGCCGCTGCAAGGTCCATAATCTCTTTGATACGAGCTCTAGCCGTGGCATTTGCAGCTTCGTTTGCCGATGTTCCGCGACCGATCACGTCTTTGAGGTATCTGTCTGAATCAAAGCTCGCCGCGGCTCCTGGAGCCGTTCCCGCGACTTTTCCCTCGCCTCCCACCCCAAGCATGGTATTAATCGCGTTGAACCGATTGGCTTCACCGGCGTCATAGAAGTTGTCGGCTGTCACGTCACCACTTGCCAGCTTCGCATAATCCGCGGGATTGAGTCCAAAAGCCGCGATAGCCTCCGGTGTTAGGTATTTCGATAGCTCCGCATTCGCTGCAACAGTCTGATCAATTCCAGTCCTGATTCCAGGGTCGGCCATTCCACCTGCGACTTTCGAAGCTCGGTAGGCGGGGTCATTTTGAAGACGAGTTAATTCATCCTGGAAACTCTTAAGCTCGCCAGCGTTGGTTCCCTCTATGTCTCCACGGATTTTTGCAAGATAATCAGCCGCGGCTTTCTTGGAAGCTTCAAGCCTGGTATTTCCAGTGGTCGATACTTGTTTCTCCAGTCCAGCCTCGGGATCATAAAATCCCTTTTGCTTTTTCACTAGATCTTGCTGTTTCCCCTCTAAACCGCGAAGGTTTGAGAAAAACTCAGGGTCGCTTTGCAGTCTGCCAATATCAAATTGGGCCGCGCCTCGAGAGTAAGAGGGGCCGTACTGTGATCTAAAATACCCGGTCAAACCAGGCTCAGACTTAAACTTATCTATGTCTGAAACATAAGGGTTGGTCTTAGCTTCGAATTTGGCGACGGGATTGATGGTTTTTTGTGCAACAAGGCCACCGACCCTGCTTTGTAGTTCTCTGTCACCGCTGATAGCTTTGTCGATATCGGGATTGGCTATGTCATATTTCTGCTTGTCCGTTTCCGCTGCAACATACTTATCAGCTTCTTCTTGTAAGGCCTTTTCATTGCTTGCTAGCTTTTGACCAATATCAGCAAATGGCTTAAATGAAGATTTTGGCTGGGCCTGCGCTGCAGCAAAAGCCGCTTGAGTGGAATTGGTAGAATTGTTTACGGTTGCACTAGCCCCACCGTTAGAACTGCCGGGACCCCCACCGGCTCCCACGTCCCCATCAGTCGTGGTTTTCTGCTCGCCTTGGCTCCCCTGATCTTGAGTCTGTGGCTGACCGCCTTGCTGTCCCTGAGGTTGGCCAAAGACGTTAATCTTGTCATTCATCGTATTTAAGATTTTATCGAATGCGTAGGCCATTATC